CAGAAGGACTTTAAAATAAAAACCCCTCAAAAGAGGGGTTTTTTGTTATTCAGCTTTTTTGTCTGAACCTTTTGAGAAAATCTTTTCTACAACTGTAAGTCCTAATCCACCACCAGCAATTAAACAAAGTGCATCAAACATGTACTCAGGTGTTGTACCTTCTTTAGATGTAAGTGTTGCAATGTAAGTTAAGACAATTACGTTTAATAATGTAAATAAAGATGCGAATCTTTTTGATGAAACGTCAGAACCGTTTCCTAGTAAATTCATAATAAAGTTTTTCATATTCTTGGTAGTTTGTTACCAATAAATATTAGTCAGTGTTGCTTTGGGCGATTTGTTGTTTGTATTTCGCTTTTTTTATTTGTTCCCTTTTCAAAGTAGTTTTTTTAACGTACTCTTGTTTTGCACGAAGTTTTTCAATTTGTTTTGTTTTGATAACTTTGTGTTTGTAACGTTTTAAAGCTTTTTCCAAACTTTCACCCTTACCAATTATAATTTTAATCATATAAAAAATGTGTGTTATTGGTATAAATATATAAATAAAATTAAATTTGTTAATAACTATTTTTTTTACTATATTTTCATTACGACAAATAAACATTTTACAAATGAAAATTAATGAAAAAAGGAAAAACATCAAAATTGGAATTATTCCAAGATGCTAAATGTTATTATGGTAGTGTTGACGCTACCGAATTAAAATCAATTTATTTAGTATTACAAACATGGGTCAAACCAACACAAGAAAGGGATAATTGGGAACGAGTTGTTGGAACAATATCAAGAAATGTAAAACACAAAGTTTTAGAAATATACAATAAATCATTATTTAAAGAACACTTCATTGTTGATTTGGACTTAAGAACAAGTGGTATCAAAGTAGACAAAGCAAGTTTTTTAAATCTTGAAATTACTTTTTTCACAAAAGAAAATATTGAATTTAAATCCGATAAATTATCAAATGAACTTAACGATATATTAAAAGAAGTTCATAATAACGTTTTAAACAAATCAAAATATTTTACCATCCAATACGCCAAAAGTAAGTTAAAAAGTAAAAACTTTGAGATATCTTAATATTTATCTATAAATATTTTAATATGAAGATACTTAAACCGAATGAAATAGGTAAAGGAATATTAATAGAGTATGATGCAGGTCATATTTCTATGAAAAATGCCGTAGATAATGATTTAGTTAAAGAACAAAAATCACAATTAGACCACTCTAAACCATTTGTATTTTATGCTACTTTACAAAAGTATGGTACACCAAATAGAAATGGTCGTGTATACCCTGAAAAGATATTAAAAAGAGAGGCTGAAAAATATAAACAAACAATAGCTAAAGGTTTAGCTACATCAGAACTTAACCACCCTGAATCATCTTTGATTGATTTGGATAGAGTATCACACATTATTGATGATATATGGTGGGAGGACAATGTTCTTATAGGTAAATTAAGATTATTAACCACTCCAGGATTTCATGAAAGAGGTATTGTATCATCTAAGGGTGATGTGGCGGCAAACTTAATGAGACAAGGTGTTACAATGGGTGTTTCTTCACGTGGAGTTGGTTCCTTAGCAAAAAAAGGTGAGCACAATGAAGTTCAAAATGATTATGAAATGATTTGTTTTGACTTAGTTATGAATCCATCTACACCAGGAGCATATCTATTCCTTAATAAAGATGACCGTCATAAGTATGATGAAAATCTTGAGGAAGAAAAAAAATCAAAAGAAGATGGAAGAATTGATGGTGGTTTTAATAAGTCGCTTGACTTAATGGGAAAATTGAACGATTTTTTGGGATATAGATAAAATTAGTATTATGGACGAAAAATATTTTGTAGCAAAAATTCAGTACGACTTGATTGACGAAAACTCAGGAAAAATCAAAAAAGTTAGAGAAGAAAAATTAGTTAAAGGTTACAGCGTAACAGACGTTGAAGCGAAAGTAACTGAGAAATTTAAATCATTTCAACACGATTGGCGAATAACGGCAGTCAGTGAAAGTAAAATTGACGAAGTTTTTGAGTAAATTAAAACCCGAGAAATCGGGTTTTTTTTATTTTATTATATCACCATTTAAGATTTTTTTAATTATGGGCATATTTATAGTGTAAATAAAAAATATTTTATTGCACAAAAATGAGCGAAAAAAAATCATTAGTTGAGGAAGCGTTGTTACAAATGAAAAATTTGGAACACGTTGTCACTGAAAACGCAAAGGGAATACTTGCTTCTACAATGAAGGAAGAAATCGAAGAGTTAGTAAAAGAGTCTCTTGATGAGACTGAGATGAGTGCTGAAGATGAATCTTGGAGTAACGAAGAAGTTACTGAAGATGAAGATTCATTGGATGTTATGGGTATTGAAGCACCTGAAATGGGTGATGAAATGCCTGATGATTCAGATTCTATGAACATGGATGACATGGGATTAGAAGATGATGAGGATGAACTAGAACCGTTAGATATGACAGGTGCATCTATGGAGGAAATTATGGCAGTACTTAACGGTATGGGCGATAATGACGGAGTTATCATTAAGAAAACAGGTGATGATTTAGATGTAGACAAAATTAGTTTCCAAGATGAAGACATGATGGAATCATTAGAAGAGTCAGATGATGACGATGATGATGACCAACAAGATGAATCGATGGATGAGGAAATTGTTTACGAAATTGAATTGGGTGAAGATGATAATGTTGATGAAGATGACTCTACAGTAACGGAAGCTAGCATGATGGTTAAACCAAAAGGTATGGGTATGGGAAAAGCTAAATCAGGTTTATCAACTACTAAAGTCAACATGAAAGGTTTTAAAGATGATATGTCACAACATAAAGAAAGCTTTAAAGGTCCTAAGAAATTTGAATTTACAGAAGGTGAAAAAGAAGAAGTTGAAACAAAAGAAGCTGCAAGAACTTACGGAAATGGAAGTAGAAATTTTCCAAAAAGAAAAGGTCTTCCAAAAATGAAGGTTATTACAAATGACGCTTTACAAGAAGAAGTTGAAAAGTTAAGAGCGAAGAATGAAGAGTACAGAAAAGCATTGAATATTTTCAGAGAAAAATTGAATGAAGTAGCTGTCTTTAATTCTAACTTGGCTTACGCTACAAGATTGTTTACTGAACATACTACAACAAAAACAGAAAAAATAAATATCATGAGACGTTTTGACAACGTTGAAACAATCAAAGAATCTAAGAATCTTTACCAAACTATTAAAGATGAATTAGGTTCAGTTGACAAACCAATGGTTAAAGAATCTATCGTTGAAAATATTGATAGAACACCATCTAAAGGTTCAACTAACTTGGTTGAAAACAAGACATATGAAAATCCACAATTCTTAAGAATGAAGGACCTTATGTCAAAAATGAATAAATAAAAATAAACTAAAAACAAACTAAATATTTTAAAAAATGGGAGCATTATTAGAATCAGGTCTTGTTGGTAACATCGGTCTTAAGCACCTTAAAGTTATCAAAGAAGATACTATTAACAAATGGGACAAATTAGGATTTTTGGAAGGTTTGAGAGGACACGTTAAAGAAAACATCGCTCAACTTTATGAAAACCAAGCATCACACTTAATCAACGAAGCAGCTACTTCATCATCAGACGGTTCTTTCGAAACGGTTGTATTTCCAATCGTAAGAAGAGTTTTCTCTAAATTGTTAGCTAACGACATCGTATCTGTACAAGCTATGAACTTACCAATCGGTAAATTGTTCTACTTTGTACCTAAAATCCAAAACTACTCTGCGGGTATTGACCCAACAGACGGAGGTACACACTTATCACCATATGGTGCACCAGGTGGACCTTCAAGTCCTAACGCAGGTTATCCTGACGGTCAAAAGAATTTATATGATAGATTCTACGAAGGTAACGAAGCATCATTAGACCCTCCAGGGTTGTTTGACTATTCTAAAGGTACTTTTAGTGCTGTTACAGCTAACAACGCAACAGTTGCTTGGTCAGGTTCTGACTTAGTTAACTCAGGTTACAGTGCTGGTGAATACAGAAAAGTATTACTTGTTATGTCAGGTTTCACTAACGCAGGTGCTGGTAAATTATTAGGTCCTGAAGGTCAAGTTATGGATAACGAATCATTCTTGTCAAGTTTGACAGTTGTTCCAGTTGTAACTGCAGGTGGAGCATTCTCAGGAGCAGGTTCTTCAAACATCTTGTTCAGAGTTGTTACTCAAAAATATGGTAAAGGTATCGTTCAATACGGTACACAATCACAAGCTACTTTCCCAACAGGTGGTGGTAATGATGGTTACTATGATAACTTGTGTTCAGCTGATGGTAAAATTTACTTAGAAGTTGATTTACAAGTTCCATGTTCAATCGGTTCAAACTCAATTGATGGTTACTCAGGTATAACTACTACAATCGCAGCTAGTCCTGCTATCAATACTCAGTTCACAACAAAATATAGAGCTTACAAAGAAATGGAATTTGAAGACCAAATTGGTGAAGTTTCATTTGATTTAAATTCGGTAACAGTTTCTGTAACTGAAAGAAAATTAAGAGCTCAATGGTCACCTGAATTAGCTCAAGACGTTGCGGCATTCCACAACATTGACGCTGAAGCTGAATTAACAGCTTTATTGTCTGAGCAAGTTGCAGCAGAAATCGATAGAGAAATCTTGAGAGACTTGAGAAAAGGCGCAGCTTGGAACTTGAGATGGGATTACAACGGTTGGAAAAGAGGTACAGCTTCTAATCCATTAACACAATACACTCAAAAAGATTGGAACCAAACGTTGATTACAGCAATCAACCAAATTTCAGCTCAAATCCACAAATCTACTTTAAGAGGTGGAGCTAACTGGATTGTTGTTTCTTCTGAAATCAGTGCAATTTTTGATGATTTGGAATATTTCCACGTATCAAATGCTTCACCTGAACAAGACCAATACAACATGGGTATTGAAAGAGTAGGTACTTTGGCTGGTAGATACCAAGTTTACAGAGACCCTTATTTCCCACCAAATACAGTATTGATGGGTCACAAAGGTAACTCTTTGTTGGATACAGGTTATGTTTACGCACCATACGTACCATTACAATTAACTCCAACTATGTACAATCCGTTTAACTTTACCCCAATCAAAGGTATCATGACCAGATACGCTAAGAAAATGGTAAATAACAGATTCTACGGTAGAATTACAGTGGATGGTGTTAGAACATTTGACTTAAGAGAATTGAGATAATCAATATCTTACAAATACACTAAAAAGGGACAAGAAATTGTCCCTTTTTTTATTTTAAACTATTTATAAGGTATGGGTAGTATATCAGAATTAACAAAAAGAATTAGAAAAATTCTTGAAAGTAGTAGTACTTCAATAACGGGTGGTGTATATTCGGGACCAATTGAATTAGGGTTAAAAAAGTGGAAAGAATCTGAATTAGGACCGTATACTGTATTTTCAGACCATCATGCAAATGAAAAGAATAAACAAAAAACTTTAAAAAATAATAAAGAAACGATTGTTGGTGTGTGGGAAAAAGGTGAAGATGGTACGTATGATACACCAACACATGATGTTCACACGGTAAATGAAGATTTGGCGGTTTGGTTTGGAACAAAGAAAAAACCAAAAGGTTCTAAACAACCACAAGGTCCTTGGGTGAATATTTGTAGAAAAGTCGATGGTAAACATCCAACATGTGGAAGACCAGATGCGGACCCAAAAGGGTATCCAAAATGTAGAGCTAAAAGTGTTGCGTCTAAAATGACTGATTCACAGAAAAAATCTGCATGTGCTAAAAAAAGAAAAGCCGAAAAAAAAGATACCCAAACAGGAAAAGGTCAAAAACCTGTGTACTCTTCATATAAACCAAGAAAAGAATCTGTTGAGTTTTTACCACCACTAAAATTAGTAAAATTAGCTGGCAAAATATTATACGAATCTAAAAAACAAGGAATTACTGAAAATTTAACAATTATTAAAAATTTATATAACAGAGTACCTTTTAGTGAAAAGATGATAAATGAGTTGTATACTAAATTTAATAATATTACAATATCAGAATCTGTAGATTCTAATTTAAATTATTCATTACTTGGTGGTAATGAAACGAAACGATGGATTAACACAATTTTATATTCAATAAAAAAGGGGTCTTAAAACCCCTTTTTTTTATTAACTTAACAATATGGTGGTGAACATCTTTTCTTTCCGTCCAGCCCCTTTATTTTACCCTTACAGACTTGTATTGCGTACCCATTAGCATATGCGGATGGATATACATCAAATTTTGATTTAGCAGCTGATTTTCCTCTTGAGCATAGTTTGGTCCCTGCCTTTTTTCTACCTTCACTAATTGATTCTTTTTCTAAAACTTTTTTTGCTAAAACATCAACATCTGTTAAAGATTCATATTCATCAATGGCAACTAATTTATCATCAATATCTTTAATTGCTGTCAAAGAATCTGTTAATCTACCTAACAGTGGAAAATCCAAATCGTTTGGAATATATTCACTGAATTTATCAACAATATCTTCAATTGTTAGTTTTTCAACAAAACCAACTAAACCTGAACCAATAGAACCTAATGGACCTGTTGGTGTTAATTCAATTAAACCTTGTGTTACATCTGTAACATCAACTTCTAATTGCTCTCTAATATCTTTTAATTCTTCAATTAAGTCAGAATTTTCTTTAAATGATTTTTCATTTTTTAATTGTGAATTAACAACATTATATCTATCTAAACTATCACCTAATTCATGATAGTTTTTAATTAATGCTGCGTAAATAATTGGGTCACCTACAAAATCAAACGCTCCTGCGGCTTGTCTTACTTTATCACCTAAAAAATTTTTAACGGCGCTTGTAAAGTCAAATTCATTTATTGTGTTTTTCATTTTTGATTTACTATTTGGAATTTTAATTGTCTTTTATAAGTATCTACTTGTCCTGATGTATAAGCTTTAATATCTATATAATATTCATTAGGTATTTTATCTTTGGTATCAAATATAAAGTAGTACTCATTAGTTGTTTTATTTATTTGTGTCCAATCCTGAACATTAACTTCAGTGGTACCTTCTTTTACATACACACGGTAATAACATTCAACTTTAGGTAAAATAATTTTAGATGAATATGCTTGTTTAACAAATACATTAATTTTTCGTGTGTCAGTGTTTAATATTTTTTCATCTTGTTTAATCCCTGAAAAATCAAAACCAAACAAAACTGGTTCTTTAGATTGAGTACTAATTTGATAATACTCAGATTGATTTAATAAAACAAATTCATTTTCAATATTACTGATTGAATTTCCATTAATACTAATATTTGTCCACGTATCTAAAAATTGTGATGGTGTTGTGTAACCAGTTATTGATGGTACAACACATTCGTAAACACCTTCAGTGATTCTATTTGTTGTTAAAGCTGAATAACTTGGTAAGATTTCATCTTCTGGGTCGGTAATATACACAATTGGGGTTGAATCAAAATTTTGTGGTCTACCATTTATATATGAATACAAATATAACTTGTTTTGTTTACCTGAATAGAAGGCGTTTCTATCATCTATAATTAAATCATTATAATTGGTTTGTAGGTATGGTTCATAGAAAGTTTGTGTATGTCTTGTAAAGAAACCAACAGAATAATTTTCAGTTAAACCCGATATGTTTTCAACATCAGGTTTGAATGATATTATCCAACCTGTTAAACCTGTGGTACTACCTGTTAGTATTGAATTAATTTCGTTTGTCATATCAAACTCAATATTTTCATTACCAAACTCAAAATGTTGGGTATCAACTAATGTTAAACCTGAATAATTTATTGTATTACCAGTTCCAGTATTATTGTTAACATATATACCGTTTGTACTCCACCCACTAATAGTTTGTGAGTCATACCAATTTGATGGTCTTGATGAAAAACTTCTATCGTTATTTTTTTCGTTAGCTGCGGTTAAACTAGCATTTGATGAATTTAACGATGCGTTATCATAATAATCATAACCAACACCTTCGTCCCAAGTTTGACTGGCACCTGTTATTTTAATTTTGGGGATTCTGTGTAATTCCAAATCAAATGAAATTGCTCGTCTTCTACCGTCACTAGTGGTTGTATTTAATAAATCATAATTAAACATAATTGTATTTGTCATGTTTAATGTATGAGTCATTGTACGACCAGTATTAATAATACCTTGTGAAATTTTTTCTTGTAGTTGTGATATGTCAATGTCAAAAATGAATCTTGAAAATCCTTTTGGTGATATTACATTATCAACCCTACCAAAAAATAATTCGGTAACAGGATTTCTTCCCGTGTTAGTATAACTATTGTAGATAATAGTATTGTTTTTGCTAAAGTAAGAATTATGTATTGACATTGTTTAACTATAAATATTTAGTTAATACGAATATTCTTATTTAATATTTTTTCAGTTGCCGAAAATAATTCATTTAATATTTTTTGTGATTCAGTACCATCAGTTGTAATCGACGATGGCGGCATTTGGTGGTATGGGTGAACGTGAGTAATTAGGTATCTTACAATCAATTCAATTAAATTCATTAATTGTTCACCTCTTACGGTTGACGATGTGTTAGGTGCAATATTTTCAACAATAAAATCTTGGTTAACGGTTGCTCCCGTTGTTGATTCTAATGAAAAATCAATTTTACCTAATCCAGGTATCTGACTATTGTGTGATAACAAATACAATGTATCAGATACGTTAAATAAGAATGATGATGGGGTTGAAGTTTCAACAAATCTATCAATAGTTGTTGTTGATTCATCAAATATTGGACCCAAAACTCCTTTGGTACAAACTAAACCAAGACCTTTTTGTTTGTCAGTTTTATTAAGGTAGACGCTATTAATTACTTTACTTGAATTAATCGGTTCATTTGCGTTGGTTATATTAGACAATGTATACTTGTCGTATAGATTTTTTTCTGGTTGAAAAACAAATGGTAAATTTGGATTTATTGATTGGTTGTCAATTTTTAATGTCCCTAAATTAACCATGCCAATAACATTATTAATACCATTAATAATATCCTTAAATGATTTCATTGTGTAATCTTCCCTATAAATCGGACCAATTTTGGAATCTTCAGATGCGTTATAAAATCCATTTTCAAATGAATTTGTGTATACTGGATAATAATCCGACATTTTATATACATTAACATACCCTGAACCTGAATATGAATCAAATGATTCCATTGGGATGGTAGCGCCTAAACCACCATATACGTTATACTCAATTAAGTATT